AACTCGTCAAAATTAACAATTGTAGTTCCTTTAACGCCTAACACGTTAAATTCGCTGGCAACATACTTGCCAATTTTACGTGTCTTAGTATTGTAAACCCATAATTCCTGAGCTCCAATAATATCCACAGGATTAACTGACACTAGTTTAAGAGGCTCGTTAGTCTTCATAAACTTGAGTTTAGCAATCAGTTTTTCTTTTGGAACTGCTTTAGTCTTACGTGGAGCACGGTTAACCTTAGCTTCTTGTGCAAGCATTTCACATGCACTAGCAATTTCTTGATAAAATGCATGAATAGACTTAACCTGACGACGGGTAAGATGTTTATGACCTTCACGCAACTGTTCGTCAGGAGCATCACCTAACAGTTCTTCAAGTTCTGCAAGGTCATGTGCATACAAATCACGAATGAAACGTGCATGAGCTGCCTTGGCACCCTTAGCTTTGAGCAAGTTAAGCACCTTAAATGCTTTGGGATCAAAGTCTGTAGGATTCAATTGAAAGCTTTCAATTGCATCTTCAATTTCGGTAGTCATTGCATAGGCAGTATCACGAACACGCTCTTGTATTGAAATAACAAGTGCAGTACTTTTGACTTCTGCAACTGCTTCTTCGTCAATGTCGTCTTTACCGTCTGCAATAACATCAGTAATTTGTTTACGCAACCAAGCGGCGGTGTCCTTACCGTCGTTAAAATCCGCACGGACTGCCGGCATACCGCGAAGCAAACAACTAGCAATGGCACCCATTGTGACATTACACCGATTATCTTTAGTTTTCTTAAATGCAATAATGTCTTCTTTAGTGCAACCAATTGTAGCCATCCATTTTAAAATTTGTGGCTTTAAATCCTTGCCGCTAAATTCCAAACGGTAGTAGCTCATAGCACCATGCCAGTGGCGTAAGAATTGGCTAGCGTTCATGTCTTCTGCATTATCCCATTTTGGACTGTAGTCCTTCTTGGCATTCTCTCGAATGGTCACACTGGTGATCTTTTTTGCTTTAGGTTTAATTTTTACGCCTGCTACTGTAGCCATTTTCTGCTCCGTTTTGTTAAACAATATGTATATTATACTGTCTTTCTCTTTAACTGTCAATCAATTTTGGTTAGAATTTCGGCTAGCCAAGGCACATAATCTTCTATATTTTGGCTACGAATCTTATCCAATTTTGCAGTGTGTTCTTTCAAATCTTTGAGCGCATAGCTTCTATCTTGTGCAAGCATATAATTTAGGATACTATCAAACTGCGGTTGAAACTTTCTACGCCACGGTGCGCTAGCATACCATTTTTTGTACTCATCAGATATCCATACTTTAATTTCCGTTGGTAGTACTTGTATGTTCTGGTAATGCGGTCCTTCGAGTATATGAAACGAGGGGTTTGGTCTAATATTAGGCATACGATTTTCTCTTAACCAATCGGTCATAGTTAATAATTCTAGAATATTAAAAACACTAATAGTAGGGGCAAACTTTGCCAACAAGTTTGCGCACGATGCATTACCTAATTTTAAAATATTTTCTTTTATGTCATTCCACTGCACAGGATATCTCATATAGTATGCTAAATCACCTATAGCATCAATACTGCAACCAATATGTATTTCTTTAAATTGCGACCAGACGGTAAATGCGTTATCTGGAATAAGAGTCATGTTGGTATTATATTCTAAAATAATTTGACCGCTAACTCCTAGCTCTATACACAGATCTAATAATCTCCATTGTGCCTTGTTGATTAACGGTTCGCCGCCTGTCAAGTATAATCGATTTACGTTAGGGACAACCTGTCGCATCATATCCCAGAACTTTTCATCTTGATACCATGTAAAATCGTCATTCTTTAATGTCCAAGTATTGTTAGTTTGTTTTAATTGATAATTGTTAGTTGAATAAAAATCAAAATTATCACTTCCGGTTAGGTCAACAAAATCGTCATACCATAGACTGCTGTCCCATGGACCACAGCTACGGCATTTCATATTGCATAAATTTCCAAAACGTAAGTCAATATACTCTAATGGAAATTCGTCAGTGTTAATATATCCTGCCTGACTGTTTTTAATTTGTTCTATTGGATAATGCTTGAGCATGTGTAGGCGCTTACTGGATAATCCTGCACGTTCTTCATCCCAACATAAACGGCATTCTTCAGGTTCTTCTCCTGCAAGCATCTGAGACCGCACCCGCTGATGCAACTCACTATTTCTTGTTTGATCTATAGAGTGGTCTTGTACACGCATACCAGTCTTGCCAAATGGAGGATGTACACACTGGCAGCACATTCGGAAGTCTCCGTTTTGTTGCACACTTAAATGGTTCCAAGGCAAAGGACATATTTTATTCGTCATGATAATATATAGCTATAAATACTTCACTATGACAAATAATGCAGATTTTACTCCAGGAAAGCCCATTAGGACCTATGCTAAAAATGGCGCATGGAGAGATTGGAGTACTGACGAACTAGTTGGTGCAAAATTAAATTATCTTCCTGGCTGGAAATGTGGCGCGGGCGTAGATAGTTTATTCATCGATATGGATGGCGGAGTATGGACTGCCAGTTGTCGAGTAGGCGGCAAGTTGGGCAGTGTATGGGATGATTTTAGAGTTCCGGAAGATTGGATTGATTGTAAACGTAATGTATGCTCGTGTGGCGCAGATTTGTTTATTCCTAAAACACAAACTATTGAATTTAAATCTTTGCTACTTAAAGGGCAGGGATTGGAACCGCAAAATGAATTACGTGATGATAATCAAACAGAATTTGTTGCCATGGAGCGTACTCATGCTAGTACACAAAAACAAGTATATTGGGAAATAGGCCGTCGTTGTAATTATGACTGTAGCTATTGCTGGCCTTGGATTCATAATAATACAGATCCCCACAAACCTTTAGAAGATTTAATGAAGGCCACTGCTCTCATTGAAGAAAGATTTACCAAAGGTGAGACTGTTAACTTTATTATTAGTGGCGGCGAGCCAACAGTTAATAAAGACTTTTTAGATTGGCTACGCTATCTAAATGCAATGGGTCATCATGTTAGCCTACACAGCAACGGAAGTCGCTTACCTGACTACTATAGAGAAGTCATACACTATGGAGACTTAAACATTAGCGTACACTTTGAGTTTTATGATCGTGCAAAGTTAGTCAAGGTGATTGAAGCACTAGCGGATGAAAAAGCCAACAATGGGGGTAGCGGCCATTTAGAAATTAAGTTTATGATGACTCCAAAAGATCGAGAAGAAACCTTAAGTCTGGAAGCTGAACTAAAAGCACTACCGCACTTTGTTGAATACTGTACATGGGCTATTGTTCCTATTCGTGGCAGTCTTGAAAACAAAACAAGTAGTCCTAATAGTGGAAGTGGAAGTGAGGTTATGGATGGTTATACTAAAGAAGATTATATTTTATTCGGGGATAGAAAATAATATTATTTTTAAAGATGCTGTTTTAGATACACTAATTCTTCTTTTATTTCAGGTATTATGTCTATAATACTGACATCTCTAGTCTTATCTAATCGAATAGTCGAATTTACAAATTTATCATGTAGGTCGTTGCCCACATACGGCTGAGTTCTTAGATAATTTATAACTACCTCATAAAATTCTGAATCAATTAATTCGTATTTTTGAGCTAATTTTTCTCTAGTAGGAGGTGATAATGCAGACACAATTCCATCTGCATAATTAACAAAAAAATTAAATTTTGTTTTTGCAATGAGTATCTTGTTTAGTGGCCAAACAACGTTGTCCCACCATGTTCTAAATTCTTCAAGCCTATACACACTATACGCTCCAATAGCAAATGTATTACTAACACCTATAGTATTAGGCATCTCTAAAAACACTTTTATATTATTGAGTAAATTACTAACAGAACTAATTTCAGGATTCTTATATCCCCATCTTAACCATCTATTAAGTTCATCGGGCCCGTCTATGCTAACCAAAAAACCTACCTCTTTTGCTTTTTTAAGAAGATCTAACATTTGATAATTTATATAGGTAGCGTTGGTATTTAACATAATTGTTATTTCTCCAAGTACTCCTATATTCTCTAGATGAGTTAATAATATAATGTTTTCTTTGTTTAAAAAGGGCTCACCGCCTTTTAACATGACGTTTTTTAGTTTTGAAAAATCAATGTTAGAAAAAATTTCTTTAGAAAAATCTATGTCAGCAGGATGAATCTTCCAAGAAATTGCTTCAGTATTACTGCTAGGTTCTTTAATTTTATCTAACCAATTCCATTCTTTATCAAACTCTGTCCATAAACTGCTGAAAGATGGACTACACATATAGCAAACAAGATTACAGGTGTTTGAACTATTATTTTCTAAAAATGTTAAAGACCCAGTTGTATCATATTCATTGTATTTTAAAATGTCTAATCGAGCACTTCTTCCTGCATTTTCTTCTGATGTTTTGCAGGATACACATCCTGGATTCCATACATGATTAAGCATGTCCTCTCTTAATTTTTGCAACCTCGGGCCTTTTAAAATTTTGTCAAGTGGGGTATCGTTTAAATTCCCTAACCCTCCTATAAACGCACAACAGGGAGTTACTCGTTTATTTGGATGTATACAAACACCATTAAACGGAGCCGAACACAAAGGGACAACATTATTATTGATCATTCAAAAATCCTTAAATTCGGTCATTTGAATATGATGCATAATTTTTTTAGATAATTCTTCAACTGCAATTTTAGTAGGATGGTATCCAGGAGTAATATAGAGATCGTAAGATTCATCTAATACCCAGCGCCAAGGTATACCAATATATGGATGTGTACTTATATCCAGTTCGTTGAATTCTTTACTATGTTTGTTAAGCGTATTGTCACTGACTGTAAATTTAATCCAGTTGCTATTATCTAAATTATTAAAATTTAATCTAGTATGTTTTTTTAATATTACTAAGTCAGATTTTTTAGTTGCCTGGCCTAATGATTTCCAAAATGTGTATGTAATTCCTTCTGATTTTAAATAATTTTCTACTGCTAATATTCGAAACATACCATCAACTAACAGATCGATATCTTTAGCACTAGCAAGCCATGCTATACTGTTTTCATAAAATTCGTTATATAGATTTTTATTCCAATCGTCGTTGTTAGATTTATACCAATCTAGCATTGTGACATTAATGGTTGTAAACTTTTCAGTACTATTGCTCCATCTACACAGTCTAGCAGGCTCAGTCCACCCAATACATACATGAAGATTTTTTCTTTCTTCTGGGGTTAATTGGCTAATATACCCAATAGTTGTTAAGGCAATTTCGGAATTATTATTACCGTCTCTTGATAAATCAACTGATGTTGTATTCAACAATCTACTAAGAACTCCAGCAAAGTTATACTGGGGTCTTATTAATTTTGTATAGTTATCATGTATTTGGTTTTTATCTAATTTTGTTGATCTATGGAATTCTCGCCAGTTGCCGTGGGTTGCATGATCCCATGCAATATCATCGCCTGCGGTATAACTACATCCGTTAATCAATAGAGTTTTTTTCATATGGTATTTATTTTAATATGATTTTTACTTGTGTCGTACCAATTTTTTATTTGATTATGGATGAAATGATGACATTTTTTTAAATTACCAAACGGATCATCAGTGCCTAATGTTTCTAATTTTTCTGATAATGTGTTATATATAATTTTTAATTCTTCTTTAGATAAGTTCCAGATAGCTAAATGAGCAGGATGATGAATAGTATTGTACCATAAGTAAACTTTATTAGTATTGCAGAACTCTACAAAGTCCGGCATTTCCCACCAGTTATTACGCATTGGATTAATCATAACACTTAACATTCTATCATTATCATGGCAGTACTTTTTAAAAATATCAAAGTTTTTCATTAACTCGCCAAACTCTCCGTTAACTCGTATTTCTTCGTAGTTGTTTTTATTAAGACTATCAATACTAATGTTTAAATGTAAATTACATCCATCCATAATTTTTTGAACTTGTTTATTGTAAACTGTTCCATTGGTGGCTATGTTGATTTTTAGACTAGGATTAATCTCAGCAGCTAGCATACATATATCGTATACAATTTTTTGTGCAAACGGTTCGCCACCATTAAAACGTAATTCTTCTAAATGCGGTATAAATTCTCTTAACTGTTCAACAAAAGTATCATCGTACAGCATTGGCATCGGCGGCAGTTTGTCGCGATTTTTTCTAATGCCCGAACTAAGGCGCCCCTCACACATGACACATTCTAAATTGCATTGATTGCTTAATTCTAACTCTAGCATGGTAGGATATTCCTTAATACTAAAGTGATCATATGCCATTGCTAATGGCCAATTGCCAACTTGTATGTTATTTTTACAAACTTTACATTGTTCTTCAAAAATATTATTTTTTAAATTATTACGATATTTGTTAAATGCATCGCCCTTCCAAATATCTAAAATAGTTTTAGTGCCATCCCAATCTTCTAATGCACCTACTAGAAGCCAGCATGGACTAACTTTTCCGTCACTAGTAAAGTACATGTTATTAAATGGTGCAGAACACGGACTGCGAGTATCTACAGATTTTAGCAAATCCATATTTTTTCGTTTTTCGTGATATTCCAATACTTCTTGTTCAGTTAATTTTTGCATTTGTTAATACTTTATACCATTCGTTAAATTCTATTTCAAATTTTTGATCTCTTATTTTATCAACTTCATTAACTTCATTAAAAAATAAATCTAATTCATCCTGGCCAGGTTGATTTAAAAAACTTAATAATTCATGTATTTTTTCTATTTTGCTATTCTTGTATTTTTCTATTAATATATTTTTAATCTGTTGTGGTAAATTTTTAATACAGTTATAACTTGAGTGATGTAGTATATTAAAGAAGTATGATACTCCGTGTTCATTTAACCAGTTGTATATTTCGTCTAGATAAAAAATATTAAAATTACTTATAGTTGGGAAAATTGTAATAGATACATTGGAATTTTCGTTTTGTAGTTTTTTGTATTGCTTTAAGTTGTCTTCAATTGTTTTGAAATTACCTGGAAATCTTTGATATTCATATCGATTATCAATATCATCTATGCTTAAGAATATTTGAGCATATTTAAATTTTTTAATGTACTGTAATACTTTATCATTTACTATTGTAGCATTAGTATTCATTAGAAATGTAATGTTCTTAGATAAGTCTAGGTCATCTAAAGTTTTTAATAACTTTAAGTTTTCCGGACTTGTCATAGGTTCGCCACCTGTAATTTCTAAATGCTGTAGATCCTTCAACCAGTTAACAAATACTTCTTCATTGTTAGTATCAAAAAATTTATTTTCAAGCCAGTATTCGCTCCGGTATTCCGGATCGTGTTTATTTTCAATAATTTTAATACCATACCGTTGCTTATGTTCTTTAAACAAAGAGCTTGATGCCATTGGTCCGCAGATTCTACATTTAAGATTACACACATTACTCAGTTTTAAATCTAATGCTTTTGGTCCAGATTTATTAACTGGCAAAAATTCTATCTTAGAAATATCAATGTTTTGTGGAAAGTCCTGACGCATACTCCTAATTCCAGCTGATTCTTCATCCCAACATTGATGACACTCTTTAGGTTTTTTACCGTCTAAAAATGCTTTTCTTAAGTTTTGAAAACCTTGTGAATTCCACAGCACATCAATCCTGCCATCCTTCATATTAGGCAATTGTAATTCATTATTAATATTCGGTTGTGCAAATTTACAACACGGTCTTAGAGATCCATTGACATCAGTCGACAGATTAGTCCACGGCATTACGCAAAAACTATCGCCATAACTACCTAGATTCATGTCTTACTCTTCTTTAATAAATCATGTAATTCTGGAAAAGTTTGTTCAAATGATTCTTCTCGATACCCGTCATGTAAATTAACTACGTCATAAAATTTTTCAATCATTGCAGGGTCATTATCATTTAACATCATAAAGTTAATAATGTCTTTTATGCTAATTGAATCTCTATTAAATTTTATATTACTATAATCTATAGTTTCTAATTTTGTTTTTACTATTTCTTTAACGTCTTTAGGTAAATTTTTAATGTTAAAGTGATCAGGGTAATGTACTAGGTTCAGCCATATTTGCAAATTAAACTTTTCAGCTTCTTTTAAAAATTCAGGTAGATACAAAACATTCATTATTCCAACAGTACAGTATATGTTAAACTCGTACTTTAGTTGATGCTTGTCTGCATGTTCAACAAATAATGCAAGATTCTTAAACACATCGTCATATACTGCATTTTTTCTTTGATATTCAAATCTTTCGCCTATATCATCAACACTAAAATTAATAGTGATAAACGAACATTTTTTCCAGTACTCAAAAAACTTAGGATTAAATTGTGTCGAATTACTGTTATAAAAAAATCTTAATCTTTCAGTAGTACCATAGGTTGTTATAATTTCCAACACCTTACTATGTTCTTGTTGTATTAGTGGTTCTCCACCGTAGAATTCGATGTCAGTTATATTAGGCGCCCATTGTTTCAATATTTCTTCGTTGTACGTATCTTCAAATAATTTTTCACGAGAGTTCTCAGTGTAAATTTTAATAACATTGTCATCTGCCAGTTTTAAATCTTTATGTTCTTTAATCCATTGGCTAGATAAAAATGGGGTACATATTCTACATTTTAAATTACATAAATTACTGAGCTTTAGATCTAAGTGGTCTGGACTTTGGCTAGGAACTTTTACAAACAAATTATATCGAGGATTCTCTTTACCACCATTTTGCACTACTTGTCTAAGGCTTTTCATACCAGCCGCTTCTTCATCCCAACATACCTTACAACCTTCAGGTCGTTGATTTCGCATAAACTGATCACGGATCATAACAAACTCATCTTGATTCCATAATTCGTCTAAGTTTTTATTAGGTAATTTTGTATGATCATTTAGATCCGGTGCCACACCGTTTTTGTATTTACAACAAGGTTTGGCCCTACCATCAGGATCTATTTGTAATCTTGCAAACGGTAGCACACAAAAATTATCTGGAATATTGTCAACGATATCGTTGTCAGAAAGCTCACCCGCACTTCTTTTACCTTCTAATTTTTTAGATATATCCCAGTTATATATCTCGTCAATTTTTTTACACAACCCTACCATTGTGTCCCACTCCCAATGCTGGTATGGGGTGCTATAAAAATTCCATTCTTTTTTAATCATAATGTTTTGCAATAGTTGTAAAATTCTGTATATTCAGGAAATGTTTCTACTAAATTAAGACCACGACGTTGATCAAAGGTATTGTACCATTCATAAAACTTCTTACGATCTTCAGTATAGTCTCCATCGTTAGTTGCCATACTGTCCGCCAGGCTCTTTAAAAATATCATATATTGATCATATCGACCGTGAAAGTCAGTTGGATTAGGTATTCTGCTAACATGCTGTTCCATGTATTCAATTGTTTCGTATAGATATTTTGAAAATTCTGATGGTAATATCATGGGGTTTTGCCACTTAGGAAAGTTAACAATATTTTGTTTTAGTCCAATAGGTCGTTGATATTGGTCTGACAAGTTAGTTGCATACTCTACAAAGTTTTTAGTAGTAGCAATACTTAATACATTAACAGACATTAGAAATCCTATTTGGAATTCAGAATCTTTAACAGCTAGAATTTTATTTACATTTGAGTTAAATCGATCCCACGAGATGCCATTGCGAATGTACTCAGCACGATTTTCTAAACTCTCCATACTAATTAAAATTTCTAAATCAAATACTTTTGTAATTTTAGGAAGACTGTTGATAAATTTATTAAAATAATTAGCAGGTGTATGCATGTTTGTCACAATACACAGTGTCGGCTTTAATCTTTTAATAGGCATTATTTTATCAAATCGAGCAGTCATTTTTTCTACATACTCATAGAATTCAGGAATAATAAGAGGTTCGCCACCAATCATATTAATTCGGTGTATGCTCCAGCTTCCGACTGAATTAAACCACTCCCAGAATTTAGCTTCATAACTGGGTGCTGTTTTTGGAAACTCTCGATCATATTGTTCTTGCGTGATTTCACCTATCTTTATTAGTTCTGTTGCCCACTGTGTTGAGTAATGATGATTACAGTACATACAT